TTATAATATTACAAATATTAGAACATTATTATATGACATATTAATAAATCATTTAAATAGTCATGAATGTTTCTTTTACATAATACAATCTTTAATAATTAATAAATTAATAAACTGCAATAAAATAGGTGATCTGATCTTTAATAGTATTTTTTTTCTTAAAAATTACAACAATAATTATAGGCCGATTTTTCATTTAGAAAGTTTTACATTATACTTAATAGAGTTAATAAATGAAAATAAGTGAGGCATTAATAATATTAAATATTAAAAACTATAATATCTATAATATTCATAACATTAGTTTAAATGAATTAAAAAAATATTATCATATTCAATGCCTAATTTATCATCCCGATAAAAATAATATATGCGAAAATTCAACATTGCTATTTCAAAATATAAATAGTGCATATAACGTTTTAAAAGATATAATAAGCACCGACAATGATGATGACGCTAATAATGACGCTATTAATAATGACAGCAAAACTAATAACTACAATGATCTATTAGTAACATTCTTAAATTTTATAATAAAATATTATTCAAATAATGATGCTTTAACTGGCTTTACAGATGATATAACTAAATTCAAGCATAATGCTAATATTCATATTAAAGCCATAATAACAAGTTTATTTGACAATTTTTCAATAGTTATTTTAGAAGACTTATATTGCTATTTATTAAAATATAACAAACTAAAAAGTCATGAAAAATATGAAAAATATGAAAAATATGAAAACACTGAAAACTCTGAAAACTCTGAAAACACTGAAAATACTGAAAACAATATTTACAATACTATTATAGATATAATAAAAACCATTTTAGAAGAAAAACTATCTAACCATAGTATTTATATATTAACTCCTAAATTAACAAATTTATTAAATAGTGATGTTTATAAATTAGAAATAAATGATGTTATTGTTTATATTCCATTATGGCATAATGAAATGAAATTTGAAAATAATATTATCAAAATTGAGCCGCTATTAGATGACACTATTACTATTGATGAACATAATAATATACATTATACTTATTATAACAATTTTAATAACATTATAGAATTACTTAAATCCAACTCCAATATAGCTATTGATTTGGCAGATCAAACTATTGAAATAAATATTAATGACTTAAAATTTTCAAAGTATCAAGTCTATAATGTAAAGCATAAAGGAATACCAAAAATAAATACACTTGCTATATTAGATAATAGTAATAAAGGCGACATATATTTTCATATACATTTAGTATAGCTTCTTATACATTTAGCATAGCTTCTTAAAGCTTGTAATATTTTTATAAGTATATTAAAATTATACTTATAAAAAAACTTGTTTTTAATGAAAAAAAAATATTTGTATAATAAACATGCTATTTTTAATTTAATTTAATTTAATTTAATTTAATTTAATTTAATTTAATTTGTTAGTTAGTTTGCTATTGTTTGTTTGCTTTATTCGTCTGACTTCTTCTTAACAATTCGCTTCTTTTTAGGTGCATCTTCTACCTCTACTTGCTTCACTTCTTCCTTCACTTCTTCTTTCACTTCTTTCACTTCTTTCACTTCTTTCACTTCTTTCACTTCTTTCACTTCTTTCACTTCTTTCACTTCTTCTTGAACAACTTCGTCATCGTCGCTATCAGGAACTTCTGTGACACTTGAAACCATCTTTACAGGCTCATCGTCATCGTCGTCATCAACTGGAGCAACCATTTTTTCCTTATCTTTCTCAGATAACACAATATGACACTTTCCGCTTAAACTGGTTTTTGGCTTAACTACTGCCTGAAATAACTTCCATGTAACTCCAAACTTACCATTTGCAACCCAAATACCCCCCGATTGAATAATTGTTGCCACTGTTGAACCCTTAACAATAAAATCTGTAATATTTGTATTATCATCATTTGGAAATACTAGAACATTAGCATCATTATATAGCTCGACCTTAGTAAAAGCATCTTGATAATATGGAATTTTAACCTTTAGTGTTGGAGCACGCGAATAATCATATTCGTCTGACGCCTTATCTTTAGGGTATTTTAGCATAGGGCTCCATAGCGCATCTACAGCATCCGAACTCATTTTAGGCTTGCCTAGCCATTCCTTGCAATTAGTAATCACATCATTCTTAATACGCATTTCAAGTTCTTGCATATTCTTTAAAAATGCAGTGCACTCGCTATTTTCCTCATTTGGAAACTGGAGCGCTAAGTCAAACGATTTCTTTCCGGTTTTATCATCAGACCACTCATTAACGCCCCATGTGAGCATAAGAGGTGTGCTAATATATAGCGACTTCATGTTGTGCTTATTAAGAATACCAATAGACTTGCCGTTATTAGCATTAAGCTTGGGCTTGGTATACACATAATCAGTGTTAACATTGAACGCAGTTCCTGATACAATAGTAGCCATAGTGTTTTAAGATATTACTAATTATATATTTATGTTTCTAAATCAATTTTTTATTTTATTTATTTTTTATTTTATTTTTATTTTATTTATTTTATTTTTATTTTATTTTATTTTTGCATGGATAATGAAGACAATTTAAATTGATTGTATTAAAAAAATTGATTATTATTATTTTTATGTAACGTATAATATTTATAAGTTACACTATAACTATGGCACAGAAATATGAGCATGTCTTTATTGGTGTTCCGATTATTGAAGAAGACAACGCTATTAACGAGAGTTTGACCTCATTGTCTATTCGTGCGTCTAAAATAGTGGTTCAACGTTCTAAAAATGGATTGGAATACGCCTCACAAAAATCTAAATGTGTTACTAGCTATATTAGCTTCAATTTTGTGTATTATTTATTCTGTGTTGTTAGTTTTATTATTGAATACAATTATATTACTAATTTGCAAAATCAAGTTAATTTGATGCAGGTCCAATATGATAGTAAGCTAGCATCTATTGAAAAATACTTGGCTCTTCCACAAGCAGGGTATTCTAGCATGGACTTTGTTGAAAGAGGTTGGGCTTCCAATCCATACCAAGGTCAAGCAGAGGCTCATCGAGCAGGATTTACTCTTTCTGAAATTCATAATATTACTTTCTCAAATCCTGTAAACTTAAAATCAATGGGTTATAGTGTTCAAGAGGCTAAACTTGCTGGGTATACACCTAGGCAATTGATTGATTATGGTGGATATACGCCCTATGATTTTAAGATTGCTGAATTATCAGCACAAGACTTTTGCGAGGCGTGGCCTGAAAATGCGGGTCATAGATGGCGTAGCTATTACAACAACATTGGAACTTTTTGTGATGCGCCATCAGTATATTGTCCTCAAAATGATAATATGCTAATTCCGGCGTGTTATGCAATAATGAAAGCATCGGGTGCTCCTTATTGTCGTTGGGAAAGTGAATGCCATGATAAAATGGCGCAATTTTTAGGAACAATTAGTCCAACAACTGTGTGGGGTAATGGAGCATACTAAATATAAAAAAAATTATTACTTATAAATCCTCTTTTTTCTCTCAATCTAATAATGGAGCTGTTAGCATAGTTGCAAAATATGGCGTAGGAATAGCAACAATAAACCAAATTAATGGCACTATGTCTGGAAGCATCATATATTCTAAAGAAACTTTAATAACAAAGAACATATTGAAAATTAACACCATCATGGTAATTAAAGTTAATGCATTCATTAGTGGCTTCATCATAATCATTGATTATTAATACTTAATAACTATTAACAATTTTTTATTCAATTTTATTTATACTAGCGTTTTTATATCATTCTTTATAGCGCTTTAATATTTAGTGCTGTATTAAGCATTAAATATTAAAATTAAATTATTTTTTATTTTCTATTTTCTATTTTTTATTTTCTATTTTCTATTTTCTATTTTCTATTTTTTATTTTCTATTTTCTTAATTTTATTTAAGCAGTTGCTTGTGGCTCAACTTTGACCGCCTTTGGGAAGTGAGGACCCATGTATTTCTGGAGATTGAAATAAGTGAGCTCAACACTGTCGCTAACCTTTAGAAGCTCTGTTAGTGGCTTGTCGGGGTTAATTTTGCGACCATTGCTTTTATCCTGAAGGTTGTTTGCACGAATGTACTTGTTAATTTCACGAGTAACATCGGTGCGAGCCATTTCAGTACCGCATGGCTTGTCTAAAAACTTGGCAAGCTCATCACTAATTAGCGATGGCTTAACAAATCCGCTTGGAGCACGGTTGCCCTTGCGACGCTTTCTGTTGTTTAGCTTCTCGGCAACTTTTAACTGCTTTACAGTCATTTTTTCTAAAGTGCGTAGTTCGGTTTTTAGCGAATTGAAGCTCGCAAGCATGGACTGAAACTTGGTAATAAAGTCCGAAAAGCCAGATGTAATAGTATTGTGCTCGGCACAATCGCTTGTAACTACAACATTCTCAACCTCGGATACAACTTTGAGGGCATCTAAAACAACTTCTTGGGTTTCAGCCTTTACCGATTTAGAAGACTGACCTTTGACTTTGGGAACAGGTTTTGGTTCGTCAGGTTTAACAACGGGGTCAGCTACCGCTTTGGCGGCTCTTGGCTTCTTAACCGGTGTTTGGGGAACTTCGACAGACGGTTCAGTTGAAACGGGTTCTTCGGTTTTTTTCTTGTGTGACGGCATTTTTTATAATCTAATATAACTATTTTCTTTTAAATTGTTTTATTAATTAATATATATAATAATTAATTGTTATTTTTAAATTGCTAAAGGGTTGAAAAACAAACGAATAAATAATTTATTTTAATTATTTTGATTTTTTGATTTATTTAATTTTTTGATTTAAATTAAATAAATATAAAAAATTGTAAAAATTGTATAAAAAATAGAGTAATATGTTAATAATTTACTGCATCATAGAGCCATGGTAAACTACTAGCCGCATCAGTTGAAACCATTGTTAACGCACACAACACATAATAACTCCCTAAAGCACATGAATTTTCATCAACCCCTTTATTAATCAATAAATCAATAATTTGAATACCATATTTCTTAATCTGAATAAAATTATGTTGCGGTAAATTATTAATATTAATAATAACACTATTAAAAGGATTGCCGCTTGGCGGAACAATAGATCTCCTGGTTTCTTGCGATAAATTGGCCCTATAATTCCATATATCTTGTAGCTCTCTAATAAACATTATTAACCCATATTTGTCTAGCTCTAAAAACCATTTTATATTTGTATAATGCCCCATGCTATCTATTCTTTGAAATAATGTTAGTATTTTCATTTCTAATTGCTTATTTAATGATGCATATACCAACTCATCATAATTCAAGTCAAGCTGTATATTTAATAATTTAGTTAATCTAATATATTCCAATAGTTGTTCCGTTATTTTATATGAGAAAAATAAGTTTGTAAATGGATTTTGAACATTTATTGAAGTGTTATTGTTTGAAGTGTTATTGTTTGAAGTGTTATTATTTGAAGTGTTATTATTATTATTTTTATTGTTTCCAGACTTTATAAATAAATTATATAAGGATTTTATATCAAACCCATAAATGTGCGAATTGCTGTCCTTAAAACTTATAAATTGATTATATTGAATATTATTTAAATTATCTAAAGTGCAAAAATCCACGTCATTAGAACATAATGATCTATTATAAAAAGCAGGACCATGAGCTTTTATATATTTTTTAATTAAAATATAACGCACGTTTTTTTGAATAATTATTATATTATAACTATAATATAAAAAGTTAAATAATCGTTTTCTTAAAAACTCTTTATTACCGCTATTATTTAATTTATAATGTTTTGCTATAGTTTTTAACTGTGAAACATTGTAATTATATTTTAGTATATTGCTAAATTCTTTAATTCTAGGAATAGAAAAATCATTGTCACTAATCTTAACACATACTTTCTTATTTTTTATGGGTAAATTTAAATAGTAATCCGTTATATTATTACATGTTAATGATGCATCATTTTCATGGGTGTTTGTTCTTTTTTGATTACATTTATTCACATTAATAATCATTATATTATATACTACTTATTGTATATAATATAATTTTTATATGATTATAATATAATATAATCAGATGACATCATCCTTAAATTATTAAAAATAAATCTCTCCTTGTATGTTGACGTAAGTGCATTATTATTATTATTATTATAAAACATACTAATTTTATTTACAAACTTTATAAAATTAGTGTCCAAAGCATATTTTGATAAATTAACAAATAATTTGTTAATACTATTAATATCATGCTTTAAGATTATGTTTAATTTGTTTGGACTATTTGGACTATTTGTACTATTTGTATTATTTGGACTGTTTGTATTATTTGTATTATTTACAATAAATTCAAATATATTTGACTTTAATAGCTCTTCGTGGTTATATACTAGTAACGTTTTTACTATATAATAACTAAAAATATGCGAACTTTCATTATAATGTGTATTTGATTTGCTTATAAATTGATTATATGTTAATTTGTTATAATTTAATATTTTCACTAATTGAAATATTAAGTGTATTAACTCTAGCTTATACAATCTCTCAAATTGATAAACAAAATCACTAATATTTATGTCTTTTTTATAACTTATAACACATAAATACATTATAAATGTCCAAAATTCTGTGATTGCTTCATTTATACCTATTGCATTAAAGTTTTTGTTGCTTATACTAAATAAATCCAAAAATTTATTATAATTTGCATTACTATTAAAGTCCTTATGTAATGCTTTGTCTATTCCATAATAATGGACGCTTTCATGAACAAATACTTTGAAAAATTCCTCCATTCTGTAAATAAATGTTATTCCACTTTCTAAATTAGGATATGTAAAACCAGAATTCACATTTTTAGCCCCCAATATAATATGGTTATTTGAATTTAGCTTTTTTTGAAATGGCGTTAAAAAGAATGTTACATGTTGTCCGTTTCTTAATTCATTATTTGATATTGCTATTAACACTTGTAAAAATAGCAACATGCTTTCAACTACTAAATCCAGTTTTTTAATACTAATTTTATTAGTATAAATTATAAAGTCGAAAACATAGGTCTTGCCTTTTATTACATTTTCATAAGTAACTATTTTACAGTTAACATTAGTTGTTATATAATTAATTATGGTTTCATCAATATATTTGGTTGATCTTAAATATTTCTCTACAATAGCATTAATCTTTTTCTTTATATTAGTTTTGTTGTCTTCATATGAACGCGATTTTTCTACATTTATAGCATTTATTATTTTTTGCTTATTGCTAAATTCATTATATAGTACATGTAAAACTTTACCCATACTACTATTACTATTACTATTACTATTACTATTGTTTAACTTATAATCTAAATTTTCATACTTCTTCAATAATACACCATAAAAATTATGTAGAATTTTTGAATTGTTATTACTTGTTTTGTATTTTTTTTTTGTATATTTATTAGCTTTAGCATATATATTAGCTTTAGCGTATATATTAGCTTTAGCTATACTCTTTTTAACAGATTTCATATTATATTATAAATATATTTTATAATTATATAAATTGTTGTTCTCTAGCTTTAGCTTTAATGGTATCAATATTCTCAGCATCTTTTAATTCTGCTATTAAGGCAAGTGCCCGTTTTAATTTTTCTTCTGTTGTCTCATCTGTTGGTTGTTCTTCTAATTTAGCCTTTATTTTATCAGGCATTTTATAAGTAATAACTCCTTTACTTATTTCAGCAAAAACTAAGAGATGATTAATTTCTTTAATTTTATTATTAATATTTTTATCATTTATAGCGTCTATTAATTCATCCATTTTTGTTATTCTTTCTCTATATATATTTATTGTGGACATATTTGGTCCAAAAATGGATTTAAACACATCTCTCAATTCGCTATTAGAAATTCGTGTTTGTTCTTGATCTTGTGGTTTTTTCATTGCTAAATCAAATTTTCTATCTAAATATTTTTCAATTTCGCCTTCACTACCTTTTAACTCTTGAGTATTTAAAGTAATATCAATAATTGCAGCAACAAATGGACCAACATTATGTTTCAAACTAAAATTAAGCTGGGAAATTTGTTTGGCAGGAGTGTCTTCGTCTTTAACTGCTTCCTCGCCTTCTTCAGCTTCTTCAGCTTCTTCGCCTACGCCTACACCTTTGCCTTTGCCTTCGCCTTCGTCTTTGGGTTTTTGTTTACCTTCATTATCTTTAGTTAATCTGATTTTAAAATGTTTAATAACAAGCCCAGATACAGCTATAGCATTATCAATTTGTGGTAGTAATCCATTTAATGTTTTTGGACCAACTTTTCCAAATAACGTTCTTAAATACTTTTCAAATAATAAAGCTTGATTATTATTTAATTTATTTTTACTATCACTATTAATAGTCTTTAATTCTAATAAACTTGTTAATATAAATGTTATAAACTTTGATGCATCGTCTCTGTCAAAATTGCGGAAACCATAACCACCCAGACCACCTGTTTGTTCATCTTCGCCTTCGCCTTCTTCTTCTTCTTCTTCTTGTAGTGCACCGCCTTCTTTAATTCCTTTAACTGTAGGTACCTTATATTCAAATATCGGTTGACCCACTGTCACTTGCTCTTGTATATTCGCATCTGGTTTTACTGCTTTTTCTCCATCTTCTTCTTCTTCTTCTTCTTCTTCTTCATCCTCAGGATCGGGTTTTTTCTTCTCAAAGTTTTTCTTTAAATTTTGTTGCCTAAAAACATTCAAACTAGTTTCACCTTTTGCAAAAATAGATGATATATTAGTAGCCAATATGTCTCTAATAGATAGCTTTTTATTAGAATATACAATAACTGTTTTTAATAATTTTTTTTGATCTTCATTATCAATTTCATGATCTAAAATTTTTTCTATTTCAATTTTGTATTTACTTTTAAATTCTCCTAGGCCTAATGTATGTTTATTAACACCCGAGCCAAATGCTGATGTCTTGTTAATAGATCCTCTTGCTATTCCAGATGCACTAGACCATTCGCTCCAACGTTTTTTTTTATCAATTCTTGTCATATTTGCTCTGGTTACATCAGGTAGAATATTATTAGGAAGATAGGGATCATATTTTATAGGATTTTCGTCTATATCTACCAAAAATCTAATTGAATAAATAGATGGTGTTATAGTTTTTACAAAACTATTAAAGGTTTTCTTATCTTTAGTTATTACTTTCATATATTTACTTACAGCACCAGGTGGTGATAAAATTGGAGTTCCTCCGTCATCTGGTATCCATAAATCAAAATACCATAATCCAGCTACATCTGCATCAGTATCTGGGATTTCTTTTATTCCATTTAGTTCCTTAATTATTCCCAATTTTCCTAGAAGTTTATCTTTATCATCTTTAGTATTAACTATTTCTATCCAATAATATTTCAAATCAATGTTCTTTTCATTTAAATAGTTCATAATTTTATTTATGCTTTCTATATAAGCCTGTTCTTCTTTTGCTTTAGAATTATTTAATTCTGCAGTTGTATTTGCAGAATCATAAAGTACGCGTTTGTTATCTAATAATGAATTTAAGTGAACTATCAATTGTTTTATTTTATCTTCTATAGTGGTTTTGTTTTGACTTTTTTGAATGTCTTTAACATAATTATCTATTTTTTCGCGATCAGATTTAAGCTGGTTAAGGCGATCTCTTGTTAATATTCTTAAACTTGTATTAACTTCATTTGCCTCGCCTAATGCTAATGTTTTATTTATTTCATTTTCATTTGCGGCTTTTTCAGCTTCTTTATAATATTTATATGCATTTATTCTTAAAGCTTTGGCTTTATTTGATAATTCCTCATTTTCTGATGAATTGGCTTCTGTTTCTAGAACCACACACATATTAAAATAGTGCTCTAATTTTCTAGCTAAATTTTTTGCTGCCTTAACTTGTGCAATTTGTAGAGGTATGATGTCTGCATCAGTTTGTGATGGTGCTTTATCATCTTCTTCAACTACATCTGTAGTTTTTTCTGCTTCATCCTGCTCCATTTTAAACGCCGCCTTTAATATTGCTTCCTTTTCCTTCGGTAGATCATATTTATCTATCAACTCCTGCAAATTTTTTTTTGCATCTTCAATTGCCTTATTCTTTTCAATCACCAACTGGTCTGCAATACCCTTCTCTTCTTGTGCTACTTTAAGAGCAGCATCTGCAAATGCTGATGATTTATTAGTCTCTGCTTCTTTTACTTTAATAGCTGCTTCCTGTGCAGCCTGTTCTGCCTTTTTCTTCGCCATAGCATGCCATGCTGGTTCAACAATAGCATCCCAGTTTTCACTCGCAGCCACCGCCCCCCTAGCCGTCGCCGTCCCAATCGACTTCAACCCCCTAGCCGTCGCCACCCCAACCGACTTCAACCCCCTAGCCATCGCCTCCTTGTTTTGCGCCCACGTCCCTCCCGTCATAAATGCATCATCTTCTGTCCCTTCAGTCTGTTTGTTTAAATTTTCATTTATTGCTTCTAATTCTAATGATGCTTCGTATGCGTTTAAGGCGGCCATGAATGAATTGAGCGCCGGAATTGTAAGAGGAATAGAGCTTGCAAAATTTACGTGACCTTTGGCAGCTAAAATGGTGAATATAGCAATAATAGAAAATGCATTTTTTTTGTCTATTTTATAATAGGGCAAAATTTTTACAATACTAGTTACTAGCGCTTGTAACTTCTCATCTTCTCCTAACACACTCTTTGCTTCAGTTCCTGCCGTTTCTACTGCGGTTTTTGTTTCTGTTATAAACCGAACCATATCCATACGAGATACATCTCGACTATAAGTAACGTTATTTTTTGTAATACTACTTATTGCTTCAATAGCTTTTTTTAATGTGTTCTTAGAGAAAATGTAGTTTTCTGAATTAATAGTAGCATTAATTGCAACTATTATTTTGCTGTCTATAGTATGTCCTTCATCTTTACCGTTAGATTTTTGAACAGCAATACATAGTTCAATGGATTGTAATAATGCTTGTTTAGTGTTGTCAATAGTTGTATTACTAGACGCTTGTTTGGGTTCAATAGGTGCGTTTTCATCAAGAGATGGAAGAGATGGAGATATATGTGCATAAAGTTTACTACCGGCAAGAGCAGCAGCAGCAGCAGAAGGAGCAGGATCAGTATCAAGAGGACCATGAGGATCAGGATCAGGATCAGCAATTTTAGGACCGGCCGCTTCCGCCGTATCATCTTTAAGAGGAGCAGACAAGAAGACACCAACACCATTGTCTCCTTTACCCATCGTATCTACTAGTCTCGCACTCTGTGCACTCTTCGCCGCCTCCAGCTTCGCTGCCTCCACCTTATTCGCCTCTGCCTTCGCCGCCTCCGCCTTCTCTGCTGCCGCCTTATCTGATGCCGCCAACTCCACCGCCTTATCCGCTGCCGCCTTCTCTGATGCCGCCTTCTCTGCTGCCTCATTAATTTCTTCTAGCTCCGCATTAATTTCTTCTAGCTCCACAGCAATCTTCGCATCTATCTCCGCCGCCGCCCTCGCCCTCGCCGCCACCTCCTTCGCCTCCTTCATATCAATATTTGCCAGAACCGAATTTGCTTCCGCAATATTTCTATCTAGTTTTTCTATAGTTGATAATTCAACTATTTTAAACTCAACTAACTTACTTTTATATATCTCTGATGATGTATAATTAGGCCCAAATTCCTTTAATGCTTCTTGCCTTGCATTTTCAATTGCTGATTTCAATTCATTCGTATACTTTTTCTTTCTATTCCACAACTCTAGGATTTTAATCAGCTTATCTCTTTCCCGTATATATTCATCCTCTATTTCATCGTCGGCCCTTGGCTTCGATGCACCCTCTTCCTTATCTTTAGCTACTGAAGCATGAAATTTTTCTTTAACAGATGAATACCTAAGCTTTGCTTTTGTCGCCCAATCAATCGAATTTCCTGACAATCCCTCTTCCAACATTATCTCATTGATCCTAGCCAATAATGCCCGTGCTTTGATCACCTCCCGTATTGCTAGTGTAAACTTATCGAGTTTTGGTTCAATTGTTGTGTTATTTGACATTTTATTAAATTGTTTAATTACACCCATATCCTTAACTTTATCCACAACTCTAGTTAAAGGGTTACTTCGTTTAGGAGTAACAGTTGTACTGCCTCTACCTATTAAACGTCTCCTAGTAGCGTTTTGTTTAATAACTTTATCTGATGCAGTCTTTATATGAGCACTCATTATATATATAAATTTATTATTTATAATAATTTTATACTTAATTATTTAATTAAAAAATTAAAAAATTAAATAAATGATTAAAAATTTAATTAAAAAATTAAAAAATTAAATAATGATTAAAAAATTAAATAATGATTAAGAAATTAAATAATGGTTAAAAAATTAAATAATGATTAAAAAATTAAATAATTAAATAAATTGTTGGTTATTTGGTTATTTGGTTATTAATTTGCGAACTTTCATTAATTCAACAAATGGACTTGCACCTTTACCTTGTTTAAAATTATTGATTTGCGCATTCCCTGTTAATAATAATAGTTCTCGTAAATCATCATTTTGTGTAAATTTTGCATATAGCGCTTTTTCTAATAGTCCGGTTTCCAATTTTTTAAATTCTTCATCGTTTGCGATTGTTGATTTAATAGATTTTTTGGCAAGTTGACTATCATAAAATTTTTGGGCTTCTTCTACATTAGACCCGTATAATCCCTCTTTTTTAAACTTACTAATTATTTCAGTTAAGCCATTAAACCGACTTCCTAACATGTAATGTTTCACGCTTGTCCAATCTGACCCATCGATTTTTAAGTTGGTTACTAAAAATTCATTATCCAATTTTTTACGCCAATCAGGGTATTTCTTTTTATTATTTAATTCAAGCACATTTTTAGAAATCTTTAATTCGGGTTTAATTGTTTCACCAGATCCTTCCCCAACTTTCGCATGTTTTGATTTATTATACACTTGAATTACAATACTATTACTATAATCTTGCGACTTAGGCATTTTAGTATCTACCAATGTATCATAACTACCTTTTTTACTAGTTCCTTTTGTTTCTACTCCATTTTTGTTTGCAAAAGTTTTAAAGTCCGGTATTAATACATATAATCCAGCATTTTTTTCCATACACTTCTCTAAAATCAATTCTTTAATTTTATATGGAATTTCGCTAAATGTAAGAGCTCCGCGTTTTACATTTTTATCATAAGTAATCAATTTATAGTGATTATTTTGAAAATAGTCAGCAATAATATAATATGATGGCTCAAAAATACCTTGTTCTTCTAACTTAATATCCGGGCTAATGCATTGCAAAACATTTTCGCGTTCTCCTTCTAGATAATTATGTTGAGATAAAATAATAAACTTCACATTGTATATTCGTTCAAGTGAGCTTAGTGCCCAATTATCTGCCCAAAATCGCCCACCAACTTCTATAATTACTTTCTTAAGATCTTCAACGCTATTTACATCTTTCATAAATTGAAACTCTTGCGCTAAATTTTCTAGTTCCTTGTTCTTCGTAGTCATAGACGTAAATGTATTAAAATTGTCTTTGGCATCTTGAATTAATTTCATTTTATCAGGACCATCATTTGTTCCATTAATCATTTTTTTCAAAGTATTGTGTTTAGTTTTTAACCCTTTTACTTGTTCTTGTGTTGTTTTCATATTATTATAATACATGTCAAATAACTCTTTATAAGTTTGAAAAATGGTTTCATCAACTTCGCCTGCTAATTTTTCACGAATAGCTTTTACAGACGTTTCTATTTTCACCGTTTTCAAAGCATCGCGTAAAACCGCAAAAAAACAGTCCCCCCCGCCTTCATTGTCAAATATTTCGTATTTATTACTTCTTAAAAACTTATTGACCCAACTATCTTTAGGGTCTTCTTCATAATTGGCAATTTCATAATCGCTTTCTTCTTTAGTTTGACTATTTAAAGCCATTAAATTATACTTCATGTTTGGAATATTGCTGTCGTTCTTTGCATCATTGTCATCGGTTGCATCAGTTGCGTCTGTTGCGTCTGTTGCGTCAGTTAATTCGCTTACATCAGTTGCTTCGCTTACATTTGACCTTGTTTCAAAATCATCAATCAATTCATAATTATTCATAATAAGTGATTTAGAAAATTGAAACATAATTGGTTCGGACAGTTTGTTTAAATCAATATCCCCACTATCATCCAACAAAGAAGTGTATTCAGTATTATGTGTTTCATAAATACCTATTTTAGACACTATTGAACTATTATTTACTAAATAAATGTTAAAATACAAAACGCCAGAGCTCAAATATTCAAATTTAGGAGCACCTAAAACAAATTTAATATGTTTATTATATATTTTTGCATTATATACAAAAGCCTCATTATCTAAATCCGTTTTATCTATGCTATTTGTTACAATATAGCGAACCTCTTTTTTTATATTTGACGCAATCATTATATATATTTATATATTTTTATAACATATTTTTATAACATATTTTTATTATATATATTTTTTATAACATGTTTTTAATTACATGTTTTTAATTACATGTTTTTTAAACATATAAAACATATTTTTATAATATATATTTTTTATACTTGTCCTCAATATCCATTAATTTAAATTTAATTTTATTTGTAAAATTAACAAGCCCACAATCACGCTCATTGGCCAATATTGTTTTAAGTGCATTATACAAATTGAGCTTATTATCTATTATTTTCATAATTGTCAACTCTTTAAATAATTCATTATAAATTATTATAAGGAACTCAAGTATGATTTCGCAATAAGAACTATTGTTTTCTATTTTCAAATTAGTAATAAAAAAGTTATTAAGTAAAGCCACATAGTCTTCAATTACATGACAATTAATAAAAAATTGTTGCGCATATTGTTTATTTTCAGTGTTTTCTAATTCATAATAATAAATTTTCTTATTAAAATTTATTATAAAAATTATAAAACACTTATATTTGTCGTTTATTTTATTAATAGTATACTCATCATCGTCTGTATTATTTTTTATAATATTATCTATTTTCAACATTTCATAATATTTTTCTTTAAGTGCATTATATATATATATAATGTCCAAGCTATTAGTTTTAACGTAAGTATGCTCAATTAATGCAAATAATATATTTACATATATTACGCTATAAGATAAATTGTTGTAGCATATATGCTCTATTATGTAATTATCAATATTAACCAATAATAGTGGGTCATTATTGTTATTGCTATTGCTATTGTTATTGCTATTGCTATTTTCCAAACATTCTTTATAAATGTTTATTAATTCAGGTTCTAATTTGCTATAATTGGATGGCGATAACTTGTTTAGTATTGTTTTAATATTGCTTTTAATTGCTTCATGTTTGCTTTTGTCTTCTGTTGTTTTTTTTTTAGTGTTAACATAAGTATTTTTTATAGTTCTGCTTAAAATGAAATTGTCTTTTGCCAAGCTATTGTTTAAGCTTATGCTATTTAAGCTTAAGCTATTAATGCTATTGTTTAAGCTTAAGCTATTAACGCTATTAACGCTATTATTATTATTATTATTATTATTATCATACTTTCTAAATTTGTTTTTCTTTTTAAATTTATTATCATTATCGGTTTCATAATTATTTACTAGCGCCTCAAGGTTAATCGTTTCTAGTACATTGTTTAATAAACTCTCAATAGCACTATCTATTTTCTCATGCATAATAGATTTATAATAATTATTAATAAAGTCTATGTCATAGATTATCATTAATAAGTATAACTAATATTAAAATTTAATGTTATTCTTTTAATTATTTTCGTTATATTAATATTTATAAAGTATTTGATCATTATAAATATTATGGAAATAATTAACGCAATATTAAGTTTTTATGAAAAAGGCGATTACAATAGCAAGGAAAAATATGATAACGCATTTAAGTTACCTATAGAATATTTAGACACTTCATCATTGTTTGTCATCAATAATAACATTGTTAATGATTTAGAATTAGTTAAAGCCAATGAATTAGCAATTACTAATAACTCATTAGATCATTCTGCTAATGACGCCAATTACAATTTATATTACCATGTATTTGACCCAAAAACCATTTTTGAGAAAAATGTTATAAATAAGTGGAGCAAATATTATACAAACAATAAAGAATTTTTGTTAGAAACCCAGGATCTAATTAAAAACTATAAGCCGCTTAAAAAAGTGGAATTTAGCGATAGTCCATGTGTCAATGATTTAGCAGTTTATAATAATTGTGAAAATATTATATATGATAATGGATTTGTAAATAAATATCAATATATTGATATTCCATTATTAAATAAATTTAATAATAATAGTCTAGTGCTACAGGCGCTAAGCGTATATAATCTCTCAACACCCATAGTTTCTTTGCTTATTCCAATATTATTTTTATTATTGCCCTTTTTCATAATTAAATTGCAAGGGCATAATGTTACTTTTGAGCTATATTTTAACCATTTAAAGACGGTGTTTTCTAATCATATTATTGGTCAATTATTTACTTCTTTAAGTGACACAAATTTAACAAATAAAATATATATACTTTTTAGCTTTGGTTTTTACATTTTCCAATTATATTTAAATATAAACGGATGCATAAAGTATTTCTATAATATTAAATATATTCACAATATTTTATATGATTTAAAAGAATATATTTTAGAAACTTTGAAGACCTATGACAATTTTTTGAATTATTCTAAAAATTTAAATCATTATAAGGAGTTTAATGAATTTATAGTTTCCAATAGTGCTATTTTTAATTCATATTTGTGCCAATTGCGAAGATTAACGCCTTATTCTTTATCAATGAGTAAAGTAGTTGAGCTAGGCCAATTAATGAAGTGTTTTTATTATTTAAATAAAAATGATAGTTTTATCAATAGTTTATATTTTTCCTTTGGTTTTAATGGGTATATAAAAAATATACTAACACTGCAACAATTTATTAGCGCTAAAGTCATGAACTATTGTAGTTATAATAGTAACAGCGAGCCCACACATTTTGACAATTCTTATTTTGCCAATTTAAATAATATTGAAGCTTTAACTATTGAAAAAAGCGATCCATGTTCAGTTAAGACTAAGACTATTGTAAAAAATTCATATAAATTGGATAAAAATATAATTATTACGGGACCAAATGCATCGGGTAAAACTACACTATTAAAATCAACATTATTTAACATATTATTGTGTCAACAAATAGGATGTGGTTTTTTCAATAATGCATCAATAAAAGTATATGATTATATACATTGTTATATTAACATTCCTGATACAGGAGGCCGCGACAGTTTATATCAAGCTGAAGCACGACAATGTAAAAATATATTGCAACTCATTGAGAATAATAAAGATAAAACGCATTTTTGCGTATTTGACGAGCTCTATAGTGGAACAAATCCTGATGAAGCAATTAGTAGTGCTTATGGCTATTTAAATCATTTAAATAAATTGAATAATATAGATTATATGTTAACAACTCATTATAATAAATTATGCAAAAAATTAAATAAACAAAACAACAATTTTTTCATGAAAGTAAAGAAAAATGAGCACAATGACGATTTTGAATACACTTATAAAATCAAAAAGGGTATTTCAAATGTTAAAGGAGCGTTAAAGGTCCTCAAAGATTTAGAATATCCTGAAAATATTATAACAAACATGAAATAAATAATAAATAATAAATAATATTTATTCGTTAAACAATACTTAAAATAATATTGTTAAACTTTAATAATAAATGTCAATCTTATATAAATTACTAGATTCAAGTTTCCTCTTAACATTGGGCATTATATTATTAATATGCGGGTCAATAATGTTATATAGTCATCGCAGATTAAACTTATTAGAACGAAGTGTTATTGAGCATGGAAAAATACTACAAAATTTTATTATAAATTATAATATTCAAATGCAGAGCATCAATTCATTATATATTAATAAAAATAAACAAGAAGGTCAACATATCAAAAAAATCAATTTAGGCGAAAAAATAAGTGTATCCGAAGATGAATGTTCTGAATATGTAGGAGGTGCTGATGTAAATAATGAATTGGTTCATCATGATGACGGCAAGGTAAATGTATCAAGCGATGACGAAGAAGATGACGACGAAGAAGACGATGATGATGACGATGATGAGGAAGATGATGACGATGATGAGGAAGATGATGAGGAAGACGATGACGAAGAAGATGATGATGAAGATGACGATGATGAAGACGAAGACGAAGAAGATGATGACGAAGACGACGAACTAGAAGATGGCAAAGAAGATGATGACACTAAGGATGACGATAAGGAAGACGATGACAAAGTATTAACAATTTCCAAAAGCGAATTAGAAAATAATATTAAAGATTTAGGAGATTTTGAGGAAATAGATTTAAATAAGCCTTTTTTTTCGAATAACGACGATGAAACATTTATAAAGAATTTGCCGATAAATTTAGATACATTTAATATTGATTTAAACACTAATTCAAAAATTATTAATTTAAATAATCTAGACCAAGACACTAATGTAGACACCAATGTAATAGACAGTACTAGTTCTAATAATACTAACACACATAGGAAAAATTATTCAAAAATGAAAGTAGACGATTTAAAAACGATTGCTGTAACAAGAAATTTAATAGATAATGAAACAGCACAGAAAACAAAAAAGGCTGATTTAATAAAAATTTTACAAAATGCGTAAATTAAATTAATAAATAATTAAATAATAATTAATTAAATTTTTTATTAACAATAAATTTAATTAATAAATAAATAATAATAATAATTTTAATTATATATAATAATAATATGAGTTATGGTTTGTGTGCTAATGGCTCAAATAATATAGCTATGAATTTTCCTCCTTTAATGGACGACAGCCGGCTATTTAGCAATTATTATTCTTCGGTGTTGAACGATGAAATGCTTAAAAGAAATAAAAATATTAAAACTAATACCGACTATAGGCATTATTTACAAATCAATGCTGAGGCTATTATAAGTAACAATCAATTGAATTCATGTAATGAATGCAGTGTATGTCCGTATTATAGTAAAACAAGTTTAGAAATAAATAAGCATACTCCATATATATTTGATCATACATTATCTAATATAAGGCCGTATGGATACGAAACAAGTGATTTAAAAGAGTTGTATTTGACTAGGCAGCAGCTAGACAGTCAAAAGCATGTTACCAAATATATTTTAAAACCCAATTAATTGTTGATTTTAGTTTTATTTATTATTATAAATAATAAATAATAAAATAATAAATAATTTACTATAATAAAAAATAATAATTTAATATAATAAAAAATTATATTATATTATTATAATAAAATGAATTTTTTCGATGGTTTGATGGCTCCTTTAGGTAAAAATTATTGTGCATTATTTTATTATTTTGGATTACTTAGTTTATTTTTAGCTTTAATAGCCGCCGGTGGTATGGTTATGGCACTTTTAAATAAGAAATCTGGTTTAGTCTTGTTTATGATGTTTCTCAATGTGTTAAGTAATATTTTTATGTATTATGTAATGAGAATATATTACTCAATGTGCATTGCATCATTACGTTAATAGTCTAACAAATTAGTGATCATAATTTTTAATATTATAATATTAAAAATTATGTAAAATTATGTATAAATAATTAAATTATGTAAAAATTATTAAAAATTATTAAAAATTATTAAATTATGTTATAAATAATAAAAATAATAATAATATAATAATAATATTATAAATAATATTTTATTATTATAAAATGAATTTTTTTGATAGTTTGATGTCGCCATTAGGTAAAAATTTTTGTTTGTATTTTTATGTAGTAGGACTATTTTTTCTAGGGTTACTTATATTAAGTCTTGGCAGTGTAGTGTTTGCACTAGTTAATGGAAAGTCTGGTTATATTACATTTGCAAGTATTATTCTTTTCTTATATATACTACTTGGCTATACAATAACTAGACTACAATATTCTATATGTTTAGCAACATTGAAATAAATAATAACATAATAATAATAATAAAACAATATAAAGAATAAACTATAAATTATATAAGTAACACTAATTTTAAACTAAACACAAAATAATTTATATTAATAATATAACAATTAATTTATTAATATGAAAGTTTTAAGTATTGATATTGGCATTAAAAATTTGGCTTATGTTATATTAGAAGTTACTAATGTTAATGCTAATGCTAATTTAGATAAAAATAGTATTGTTAATGGATCACAAGACTTTAAAATTATTAAATGGGACGTGATAAACCTGTGCAATAAGTTTATTTCTTGCTCATCAAATACATGCACAAAGCAAGCATGTTTTCATAAAAATGATACTTTTTATTGTAAAAATCACACTAAAAAAACAGAATATAGCTTACCGCTATGCAATGTAAAAACTTTGCATAAACAATCAGTAGCAAATCTCTCTGCACTAGTTGAAAAATGTGATTTAAAACTTGAAAAACCTATTAATAAAGCATCACTAATAAGTAGTTTGGAAGACTACTTGAAATCCACATGTTTTGAGGCTATTGAAAACGTAAATGCAAACAATGTAAATCTCATTGATTTGGGGATTAGTTTGAAAAATGAACTAAATGAGCTATTTAATAACTATGACCTTGCTAGCATTGACCAAATTATTATAGAAAATCAAATAAGCCCTATTGCAAACAGAATGAAGTGTATACAAGGCATGGTAGCCCAATACTTTATTGATTGTAATAATCATAATATAGCATTTATTTCGGCAACAAATAAATTAAAAGCATTTATAAATAAGGACAAGGACAAGGATAAGACTGCAGAAAAAGAGAAAAAGGTTTCATATAACGAGAGAAAGAAACTAAGTATATTATATAGTAAACAATTATTGGAAAATAAAAATATGATGCATGATCTTGCGTATTTTGTAAAGCATTCAAAGAAAGACGATTTAGCCGATTGTTTACTTCAAGGAATATATTATTTAGATAATAAACAAGATAGTCTTACAAACTAACAAAACTATAAACTATAAACTATAAACTATAAACTATAAACTATAAACTATAATATATATTAAAAATTATATAATATATATTGCGGAGTATTTAAAAATTAATCTTCTATTTAATACATAATAGATTATATGAATATTGTTGAAATTGAGCCAGATTTTCTAAATATTGAAGATATTGTATTGCCCGAATTTAAAATTAACGACCCAGACGAGGACAGTCGTTTTGAGGAAATTAGTTCAACAAGAAAATCTGCTAATTTTGGAGGAGGTATAGAATTATTAATGAATGAAAAAAATAAAGGCGATAAAAAATTCTCTTCATCTATTGATATTGAAGATATTACAAACTTAGAAAATGAATTAAACGAGCTTTCTGAAACTACAAATTCAAATTCAAATTCAAATTCAAATACAAATACAAATTCAAATTCAAATTATAATACATTAGCTAATGATACAAACAAAACTATTGAAAGCAACAGCACAAATAAAGAAATAAAATATAAACAAGATACAGGAAGTGCACAAAAGAAATCAATATTTGGCGATTTATTTGGTGGTTCCAAAAACGATGGAGCACAAGTAAAACCGGTTACAAAAAACAATGACACTGATAACATTAATCTTGGAAAATCTACAGCAAACATGAATGAAAATAAAACATGGGATGGTTTCGGTAAATTTAATAATATTCCGGTTAATTTGGATAAAACACAGCAAAAGCCCGAATTAACAAAAGAAGAAGAATTAAAGGAAAAATTCAAATATTTGCGAAAGCTTGACGATTTAGAAAAGAAGGGTGTTTCATTAAGCAAGCGTTACAACATGGATTCCAATTTAAATGAAATGATTGGAGAATATGAAACAATTATTGCAGAAAAGGAGAAATCCAATGCTATTAAATTTCAAGCAAAAATGATGATGGCTTGTATTACCGGTTTAGAATTTTTAAATACCAAATTTGATCCTTTTGATATTAAATTAGAGGGTTGGGGTGAGCAAATAAATGAAAATATTGACGAATATGATGATATATTTGCTGAATTACATGAAAAATATAAGTCAAAGGCTAAAATGTCGCCTGAGTTAAAATTATTATTTCAGTTAGGCGGTTCGGCTATGATGGTTCATATGTCAAATACATTATTCAAATCTTCTATGCCCGGCATGGATGATATTATGCGCCAAAATCCTGAATTGATGAAGCAGTTTACTCAGGCAGCTGTTAATACTATGGGGCAGTCAAAGCCGGGTCTAGGCGGGTTTATGAATGGACTATTTAATAATGGAAATGGATCTAACCCTGGGTTCGGTTCTAATTCTGGGTACGGATCGTCTATGCCTCCAAATGTAAATTCTGGTCCTCCGCCTGCACCAATTGAAACGAAATTACCGGATCGTAGCCAGCGAATGCAAAATATAGTAAATCGCCCCGATATTATGGCAGCACGGGGTTCTAGCATGGGCAACAATGAGGGCAACCCATATGATGAAGAGCGCATAAAGCGCCCTGAAATGAAGGGGCCTTCTAATGTGCCGCAATCGAACCAAAATATTGCCTCATTATTGAGCGGGCTAAAGACCAAGCAAATAGATGTAAATGAAATGAAAAATAACGAAGCAAGTACAATCAGCATCGATGACTTGAAAGATTTAATGGGTGGTAAGATACCTAGCAAATCTAAACGCAAGCAAAAGAGTGATAAAAATATTGTAAGTTTAGATATATAGGCTAGAGAGATTGCAAATGAAAGATTGCAAATAAGAAAAAGGTTTTAAAAATAATTTTATAAAGCTATTTTAAAGAATAAATAGCTTTATAAAAGCATGATAGTTATTTGTGATTTTTGCAATAAAACTATTTCAGAACATGCAACATTATATTTCGGTTTTGATTGTTTGTGTTGCTCAAATCATTGTAGGTCGCAAGTTATTCAACTAACTTTACAAATTGATCCAAGAATGGATAATCCACATAATTGGTTAATACATAAATTAAGGGCTATAAAAGCTAAAGCAGAAAAAGCAAAAGCTGAACCATTAATTCCAAAAAATAGATCATTAGTTGATTTAGTTGCACAATTAAAAATATAAACATTAAAACATTAAACATTAAACAATCTCTCTATTCTCTATTCTTTATTCTTTAACTCGTTACTAGTAACAATAACACTGCCACTAGGCTTTTTAATATTTAATTTAACAATTCCATTATGCATTTTTTGCTTATATGACAAACAATCGTAAGGCACCTTCATATAAATTGTTGTGTTATCTTTAGTAACAGCAATAGTGTACATTAACACCATAGTCTTATAATTTAATATATTATTTTAAAAACTTTAAATCCTTTTATTATATACTTTTAATAGACCGCCATATTATTTTATTTTTAAATAATTTAAATATAATATAATAAACAATACATTATGAAATATTGCGAGGAAAACCAGTATCATCCAAAACTAGTATGTAACAAAGGAAATATGCTATTAAATGAAATAAAAATGCCTTTAACCAATAATAAGGCATATAATTTGCAATTTGAGTTTAACAATTTAAATACGTATAAAGTGAACAGTGACTTGCTTTTAACTACACAATTATATGAATTGCTTGAAAAAGTAAATGTTGATTTAATTGAAAAAATCCATATTTTAAATGTATTAAATGAGCGGGAAACAGATATATGTATACTATTAAAACAAATAGCAAAAGAAGTAGGTATTAAGCAAAAATATATTTTGTTTAGATCCACTAAATACTTGAATAAGTTAAATAATAGTATTACATATTACAATAAGGATTTAATTTATGACCATAAAGATTTAATAGACAATTACTTAAATAACATAAAATTAGATAATAATAAATATGAACCACTAATATTCAATTTTGGTAAAACAGTTATTTCTGTAGTACATGAAATAGTATTACCATCAGCTAATAATGAACGCGAAGATGAGCACGAACATGAAGATAATAAATTTATACATGTGAAATTTTCAATAGATTTTCAAATTTCAATAGCGGACGATTTACCTATTTATATGAATAATCTTATTGGACTAATGTTTAAAAAAATGTTTTATAATGTTAAATCATTTATTGATAACTTAAATTTATAAAAAATATTATCAAAATATTATCAAAATATTATCAAAATATTATCAAAATA